GCAGGTGCCTGGCCGCCGGGCGCAGGACCCACGTACCCGACTGGGCCTGGCGTGATCGAAACGCCGTCGCCATTGTAGCCTGGGAAGTTCCCGCGGGCGTCGGGACGGCCACCGAGCGCGTTGGGGTACTGGACCTGGTAGCCTGGGGTCGGCGTATGCGGGGGTGTGGGTGTGGGTGCTGGCGGCGGAGCCTTCGACGCCCCCTCCGCGTGGCCTGTCAGGTACGCCATCGCGGTGGCTGCGGCGTGCTTCAGCCCATCAGTCGCAGCCTGCTGCTGCGGCGTGTTCATGTACGCGGAGACCCCAGCGCCGACCAGACGCCCAGTCTCCGCGGCTGCGCGCCCGAGCGAAGCAGGGAAGACGTTTTGCGGCTGAGGCCAGCCAACTTCGACGAGATTGCCCTGCGGCAGGTACTGGCCGATCGCGCCGCGGTCAACCATCCCGCCCGTATTCGCGTTGGTCTGGGTCGCGCCCGAAGAAACAACCGGATGCGCCGGGAGCGCCTGATCCCGGCCCTGCGGCGGCTGGGTGACGTCGAACACAGGCATCTCAGCTCTCCCAGGACCAGCCCGATCTCCCGAAGCCCCACTGCTGCGGCGTGAACAGCTTGCGCATCACGTCCTTGCGGGCGTCAGTACAGTGCTGCTCGAAGCTCGCCTTGAACTCCATCGCCCGCTGTGGTGCGCCTGCTCCCGCCACGTCAGTGTCAACGCCTCGCAGCGCAAGATACGCCGCCCAATCCAGCATGTCGAGGTGGTGATCCTCGGGAACCTCTGGAACCGCGCCGAGATTTGAGGTTTCGAGCCGCACGAGCGGCAAGCGGATGACGCGAAGCTGCCCCGTGACGCCGTCGTATGGGGCGGCGATTACAGGGTAGAGCGTCAAGTTGATCGACTGGAACGACCCCGTCTCGTCCGCGAGGACGCTCTCGTCAGTGCTCCATGCGCGGGCCTTGCCCGGAGGCAGGCTATCCAGGATCGCGGCGTCGAAGAACAGTGGATCAGGGGTGTGGTAGGCGTTCAGCGCGTCATGGCCGGCGCGCGGTAGGTCCTGGTGGTCGCCCGCCATCCTGACCGACAGGACGGCGCGGATCGCCGGATCGAGCCGATAGGAGGCCGTGCCAGCCTCGGTCTCGATGTGCGTGACGTCGGAGGTGTTGTCGCGGATTACGAGCGCGCGGCGCGCGAGCCTGCGCTGCGCCTGGTCAATATAGCGAACGAGCGTCTCGTCGCTCCATAGGTAGTCCGAGGCCCCGGAGACCTGGTCGCTCTTGTCGCGCAGCAGGTTGCCGCGCAGTTCGTCAAGCAGGTCGCCGAGGGTCATCTGAGTATCTCCCCGTTACGCGGCGCGGTCGGCCACCCGGTAAGGATACCGCAGCTTCTTGCGGTAGCCGATGACCTGCATGTTGTCCGGGCTCACGACGGGCACGTCCATGACGGCGTTGTCGAGGATGTCGAGGATGCCGCGCGGTACGCTGACTGCGACGCCCGGCCGCAGGAGGAAGCCCGCGCCGTTGACACCGAAGAATTGCCCACCCGGCGGGATGTTGTCGTTCTCCTCCAGGAGGATGCGGACCCGATCCGGCTTGGCGTCGACCGCCCCCGGCTCGACTGTCTTCTTGTTGGCCTCGTTCTCGGCCTTCACCTGTCTCCAGTTGCGCCGGGTTTTCGGCGTCACGGTCGCTTCAGCGGCCGGGGTTTCTTCCTCGTGCATGGTGTCGGTCTCCACAAAAAAGCGGGGGCACGAAGGCCCCCGAGTTGACCGGCCGCGGGGACAGGGCGCGACCGGAATGGGGTTAGCCTTCGATGCGGAAGGACAGGACCTTGGCGTTGACCGCGAGGGCCGCCGCGAAGCTGACCGAGGCGTTGCTGCCGGGGGTGCCGTCGGAGGTCGTCACGACGATCAGCGAGTTGGCGTCCTCCAGCTCGTCCGCCGGGACGGTGCCGCCGCCTGCGCCGACGACCGTCGCCGCGTTGGTGATGGTCTTGATGGTCTTCGTCGCCGGAGCGCCGTAAGCCCATTCGACCTTGATGCCGTCCGTCCAGTTCCAGACCTCGATCTTCGTCGGGTTGAAGCCGATCGGGATCGTGATGTCGTTGCCGAGCGCGGTGAAGGTCCCGTTGATCTCGTCGTCTTCGAGATCGGCCATGATGCTCGCGGCGAGCATGTTCGTCGTGGTCGTGACGCCGATCGCGCGCAGCGCGCCGGGGACCGTGTACGTCGCCGGGAAGGCCGAGCCGTGGAAGGCGACGTCGATGTAGTTGGTGGTCATGGTGCCCTCCTGGGGCGAAGATCAGAGGTGGGAGAGGGGGCCTAAACCCCCTCCGGCGCCTGTTGTTCGTTACGCGGTGCAGCCCACTTCGAGACGGCCCATGAAGGCGTCCTGGAGGATCACCGTCGCGGTCCAGAGCTTCCAGCCGACCGTCCCGCGCTGGCCGAGCGGGTCGCCCGGAGCCGGCTTGGGGTTCACGACCATCGGCGTCATCGCGGACTTGCCCTTGAGGGGCACGATGCCGAAGGCGTCGCGGCCGAAGTAGAGCACCGGGTAGACGTCCACATTCGTGCTGGTCGAGCGCAGGCCAGTCGACCCGACCGAGCCGCCGGCTCCGGTCCAGGGCAGCAGGATCGTCGAGGTCAGGTAGCGCACCTGCTCGACCGAACCGACTTCGCCCTCGAACGGCGAGGTGTGCGGGCCGTATTTCGCGACGGGAACGAAGCCGGTCATGTCGCGGATGTCGGTCTCCAGGTCCGGGTGGCAGACCGCCATGTAGGCCGCTTCGACCGACGTCGTGTTGAAGTCGGGGTTCGAGGAGACCACCGAGGTGATCTTCTTGGCGTTCTGGCGGTTGAGGCCGGTCGTCACATGGCGCTGGTCGCCCTGCACGATCTTGGTGACGATGCTGTCGCGGCCGGCGACGCTGCCGGCGTACCAGACGTTGGTGCCCGCCTTGAGGACGTTGAACCGCAGCGTCTCGACCGTCTGGGCCGCCTGCTCGCCGAGGATGTCGGTCGCCTGCGCCAGGATCGGGTCGGTGTGGGTGTCCATGACGACGTCGGTGATCGTGATGTAGTCGCCGTACTGGGCCAACGTGACCGTGTAGTCGGTGTTGGCGAGCGTCGAGCCCGAGGGGGTCACGCCTTCGATCAGCGGCGTGGTGGCCAGCGGCATGCTGAAGCCATCCGAGCCGATCGCGTCGGGTCCGGCCGCGCCAGCCGAGCCCTTCATGTAGTAGCGGCGGAACTTGGCGGTCTGCGTCGAGTTCGTCGGCAGCGGGTAGGTCTGGCCGAAGCGTTCGAGCTGGAGCAGCGGCAGCGCGCGCTTCAGCATGCGGACCACCGCGTAGGCGGCGATTGCCGGCGAGATGTCGCCGTAGCCGGTGATGACAGTCATGATCGTGCTCCCAGGCACATCCGCGCTCTGGGAGCGCGGGGGTTAAGCCTTGGCGAAGGCCGCGAACGCGGTGTCGAAGTCGATGAGTTCGCTGGGGACGTTCGCCGTCCGTTTGGAGCTGACTGGTGCCAGGGCTTCTGCCGCCTGCTTGGCAGCCTGGGATAGTCCGGTCTCCACCTTCGCTGGGACATCGGTCGCCGGTTTCGGCTGTGCCGTTCCGGTCGCTTGTCTCCAGCGTCCGACGAGGTCACTGATCTCGCCGACGTCTCCACCCTCGATAACACTGTTGTAGGCGGTGCGCAAGTATCCGGGGATGTTGCGGTCCTCGCGAGCCCACTTGACTACAGGGTCACGCACCGTGTCGTAGTCCGGGATCGCCGCCTTCAGCGCCATGTAGTGATGGTCGGTCTGCACCGTCTGGAGGTTCTGGAGCTGCGGGCCGATCGCTTTCGCGACCTCCTGGAACACGAAGGCGTTGTTCTGCGCCGAGGTGCCGCGCGCCATGAGCGCGAACGCGTCGAAGATGTCCGGCCAGTCCTCGCGGAACTTCGCTATGCGGCCCTCCTCGTCGTCAGTGTACAACGGCGGAGCCTGCACCGGCTGTGGCTGCGGCTGCTGGACGACCGGCTGGCGCTTGTCGAGAATGTCGGCCAGCCGCGTAAGCAGGTCAGTGTCCCCGGCCACAGGTGCCGATGGGGTCTCTACGGGCGCGACGACCGGCGTCTCGACCGGAGGCGTGACCCCATCGGCACCT